CAATCAAAGAAGCCATAGGTGAGTGGTTAGATAAACAATTTATCATAGTAGGCAAATGGACTATAAGGGGCATTGCATCAGCAGGTCTAGCTATATTCTTATACGGCTACGCTGCTGCACATGGATGGGCAATGCATTGAAACAGGTTATGATTAATCGCATTGCATTATGCGAAAAGTGTCGGCAAGCATTTATTATTAATGAGCAGGGTGATGAAACTGTTTGCGATAACTGCCTTGCTGAGAGTGAATTGACTCATGCAATGATAGACTCAGGTGATCTAATAGGCATCTCATATGACTGTCCATAAGATAATCCCAGCACTAGACTACTTTAAGCACATGATCGGAAAGAAGATTGAAGAGGTAGCTATCTTTGATGGTGAACTTGTTATATTTCTTGATGATAAATCTGAGGTGTGTATATTTGAGAATGATGCAGGTCTAGCCATGCAGATTAACGAAAGACCAGAATTGGATGACTAAATTATGTTTACATTACTAACTACACTCGTTTCATTTCTAACTGGCGGTGTGCCAAAGGTACTAGACTTCTTTCAGAATAGATCAGATAATAAACATGAGCTTGCTATGGCTCAATTGCAGTTTACTCAGCAACTTGAATTACAGAAAGCTGGATTTAGCCTTCAAAAAGATTTAGAGGAAATTAAGTATGACGAAATACAGACGACAACAGCAGGTGTTGAACGCACAGCGTTATACCAACACGACATTGAGATCGGCAAAGGCGCATCAACATGGGTTATTAACCTACGTGCTATGGTTCGCCCAGCTATTACTTTTGGTCTGTTTGGTTTACTCGTGCTTGTAGAGATATTTGGCTTTTACTATGCGGTACACTCTGGCACTAGCTATAACGATGCAATGAAGAGTTTATGGTCTACAGATATGCAAACAGTATGGGCATCAATTGTAGCCTTCTGGTTTGGTACACAAGCATTTGGTAAAAAATGAAAACATCGCAACAAGGTTTGGAGTTAATAAAACGCTATGAAGGACTCAGACTTAAACCATATCGCTGTCCTGCTGGACTCTGGACTATTGGGTATGGTCATCTTATTGGTGACGGTAGTGTTTTGCCTGACAATTGGAATCGTGCATTTTCAGTAGAAGAAGTCAATGCATTACTGGTTACGGATGTCATACGATTTGAACGAGGGGTTACACGTTACTGCCCTGTCAAACTTTCACAAGGTCAGTTTGATGCTCTGGTTAGCTTTAGCTTCAATCTTGGTCTTGGCACACTTCAGCGAAGCCTATTGCGTCAAAAGATTAACCGCCAAGATTACAACGGTGCTGCGAAAGTTATACTCAAATATAACAAAGCAGGTGGTGTTGTAAAGCGTGGCTTAACGCTTCGTAGGCAAGCTGAAGCTAAATTATTTTAGCATATCACTATTAATAGTAAGCCTTGATACCTCGCCAAACTCTTTGGAATAGGTAATCACTTTTGCATCCCTACCAGTAAGCCACCCACCTCGTGCAGCATAGGCATCAGCAGGGGCTAATGTTCTGTGTTGCTCTACTACCATCAAATTATTTTCTTTAACGTCTATGTGGTGCAGGTGTCCTGTATGGGCATATGCATGTTTAGTTCTGCCAAACATTTCACGGAATTGTGCAGCAAATACCTCGCTAACATTATGCACCCTGCGTTTATGTCCGTGATGAAAGAATAGTGCTGTCGTACCAAATTCATATGCATTATAGGGGTTAGGTGATGTGTCTACAGTAACTCGTGGCTCATTCTCGTACATAACACTAAACCATTCACGTAGCCATATCTGACTAACTGGATCATGGTTAGCATCAGCCATGATGATGTGCAGGTATTGATGTTTTTGTAGCAACATATCTATGATGGTGCGTAGTATTCGTATGGATGATCGTACTAGCTTGGCAAAGCGAGAATCAACGTCTAGCAGGTGTTTAGAGGCTGGCGTTACTGCATCCATTCCATCAAAGTGTAAGAAGTCTGATAGCTGGGCAAATACTGCTGTGTTGGAATTTGGGGATAGCATTATTGCTTGAGCAAACCATTTAATTATTAATTCTTCTGCAATCTTTAGATCCCAATCCTCGCCACACTCTTCATGCCATGCTAACATACCCATATGGTAGTCGGTGATCACGTAGCAGTTAAGTAGTGTTTCATTGCCAAGTGTTGGCAACATAGTCATTTTTACTCGTGGGATCTCTTCTTTTAGTGCCTCTACAGCCTCTAGCATCATCTGCTGGTACTTGAAGTCATCTAAGCGAGTCTTAACCCATTGGATAACTGGTTTACCATCTTTATATAGGGTAGACGTACCTCGCATTACTAGAGGCTCTGGCGATGCATGAATCATGTCATGCTCTGGGCTATAGCCTTGAAGGGCAGACTTTTTCTTTAATCCCCTAATAGCTTTATCAACAACTGATGCTGCAATTTGTAACTGCTTTGCTGCCTTTCTATTTGATCCAAATTCAATTACTTTTTTATATATTTCCCATTGGCGATCAGTAGCATATTGCTTTAAGTTATCATCAATCATTTTTTATCCCTTGAAGTGCATCCGTTGCAATTGTGATCTATTATATCCTGTTTTGAATACTGACAATCACGAGTAAATATATAATTCCATGACGTTTTTTCGTCACTATGAAATACTAAATCACTTTTACAGCGATCTGGCACTAAGTCGCTATGACACCCATTCATATGCTTTTTCCAATGTAGGTAGCCTTTGATCCAGAGAAGCTAACCTCTACTGCACATGGTGATCCCTTAAATAAACCTAAAACTAATCCAAAAAATATATAACTTATTAGTAACATTGCAATAAAGAATAAGACTGTACCCAATACAGATACATCCTCTTTCTTCTTAGCAACACATTGCTTATAAGCCAATTCATCATCACAGCTCTGGCAATTACTACATTCTTTCTGGCATGACATAACTATATCCCCTATCGGTAATAAATGTATAGCAAACTTTACTTTTTACTGCTTTTGTTACTTATCGGTAATACTTTTTGTGTGTAAAAAAATACACATTATTAAACACAAACTATCTAGTCTATAACAAAATACACACAAACAGTTTAAAACTAAACTAATCCTGTATACATCCGCAGACAATGCTCATCACTTCCTCTGAAACCCTTATACAGACCTGATTAGACAGAATTAAACTCAAAAAAGTGATATATATATACAAAGTATATACTGTTCAACTTTTTAAAATGTTCATGTAACGTGAACAAACTTACAAATTGTCAATCAGACTTACAAACTGTTCATGTAAAAAGCCAGTTTCTTTTACGAGATTTAACTATTTCTTCTTTTGCTACTCTTTGTTCTTCCCACTTATTCTCAATCCATTCTTGCATTTTTTGTTGAGCAATTTTTGCGGTGTTATATTCACCTATTTTTAAATCTGTACCGCCACTAAAATATCCAAGTGGCACTACCCAATAAGCGGTATAAGTGTTATGTTCATTTTTAAGCACTCGCCCATACACAGTTCCATCAGGTTTTGAAAAGTTAGTCATTGTTCTTCTCCCAATATTTTCCATCAACACCACATATTTCTCTCCTTGCATAAGGAACTGTATTTTTACTTCCATCCACAAGGTCAACACAAAATTCAGACAAACACTCTGATGGCTTTGGAGGGCTTATATTAAAAAAACTACCATCACCAAAGTCCATTGGCTTAAAAAATTTGCAATCTTTACATAGTTTCATCTTTGTTTCTCCCATTACTCTAAGTTCGTGCATAAAATTTTCTATGTCAGACATCATTCTTCTCCCTTCTCTACAATATCTACCTCAGTCCATGCAGCCAGATGTACTACCTGCCCCTTATCGTTTTTGCAATAAGAGTACATACCGTCAATACTTTTAAAATCAAACTCTTCACCAGTATCAATCTTTACTCTGGTATCTCTTGGAACTTCATAAAGTTTCATTTGTCATTTGCCTCAGAATAATGCAAACCATCATTACCATTTTGACCTATGGTATCAATACGGTTTTCATCCCATTCAGCAGGTTTCTTTTTTTTACCAAATATGCGATCAAATCCTTCTGCATATTTATCCTGCTGCGCTTTAGTGCCAACCTTACTTACCAGACTATCTCCAGTTATGCTATTGCTTGACATAATAATCTCCAATTTAAATTGAATTTAATCCTGCACCATTTTTTGAATGCCATTGATGGTGATGCTCAGAACAAAGCCACCTAACATTTAATGGTTTATCATAGTCATCATGATGTGCGTGTGTGTTTTCTTTACCACATACTTCACAAGGTTCATGAAACAATTTTTTACTTTTTATTGCATACCCAACAATACTATGAGCTTTATATTTTTTTGGATATTTATACCTATATTCTT